GGATTTGTTTCTTTCATATTTTATATATAGGTCTTTATGGGATGAATGTCAAGGTGTAAAAAACTCCTTCACCAGTTATGGCGGGCGTAACTTCTGACATATGTTCCTTCGAACTAATATCATACCTTTGCAGGTATGCTATCATACTATGTAGAAATTAGCCACCCCAGTCAACATCGTCTTCGTGGACTACGCAGTTTGAATTTGGTTTAGGTTTTTCCATTCCTTGACACTATTTACATTTAGGGCGCGATGCAAGAAAAACGTTGGTATTGCTTGTTAATTTGTAAAGTTTTGTAAAGAAATTATTTACATATTGTAAAGGTTGTCAACGCCCCTGACCTTTATATTTTTTATAATGTGATTTTTTATTGGGGTTTTTGCAATGTCGTCCAGGCCGCTTTCTGTGGACTTTTTTAATGTGTTTATAACCGTAGAGACTACTGGACTTTTTCCGGGCCATGGAACTCTACCTTGTCTCCCTTTTGGAGAGCAGGCACATAGCTTATTTTGCCATTAACCTTTTGTTCCAGATCATACCCGCATAAAGTGCACCGGTAAGCATTCTTGACAATGGAAACAAGTAGCGAGTCCTGGTTGCAGACAGGACAAACCCCATTTACAATTTCCGTGTTAATATTTATCTTTTTGAACATGCTTTACCTTCCTTGTGTACTTGGTCTTATCCTTAAACCGCTTGGATGTAAAGAACTGAAGCACCCTTGCAACAGGGTTCTTTTTATTCATTATCTTTATTTTCTTTGACACAGACAGGTTCCTCCGGAGCAAAAGCGCAACCTAAAGCGGTTCCAAAATCTTTCATTATGGTTACTGAATCGGTAAGTGTTAAAGGCTGTTTAATGGGCTTCTTAATGGACTGACACCCTGTTAACCCTATGAAAATTAATATAATAGCAAGGGCCCATATTATGTTACGCTCCAGTTTTTTGTCGTACATGTCTATTCTTTTTCCTGCCCATATAACATTCTGATGGCTCGTAGTTCCATTTCTTTCCATGATGACCCCTCAGGTCTGCATAGAACATTCTTAATCTGACTATGAATTTTTTAAATGACCTTGACATTTACTGACATCCTTCGCATTCGCCGGTGTCGTCTATTACGATTCCGCCATCTTTACTACAGCCACATTTGTTACATGAACAGTCTTCATGGCTGAAGCAACGACTCTCGCAGTGGCATGAATGATTACATTTTTTACAGAATTTATCAGTCATTTTTTATATTTCGTCAAGTTAACATAGCTCACGTATAATTTCACCTTATACTTTGATATTATCTGTCTTATCTTCCATATCAGTTTCTTCATCACGTATATCCTTACTTTTCATGTGTGTTGATATTAAAGATACCGGCTGGTATCTCCGATTATTTAACTAGTGTGTATAGAATAAGGATAGCAACGATTATGCCAAAAGTAACTTTCTTGTTGGCTCTAGCTAATCCCCATAGTCCTATAGCGTATTGTTTTAGTTTTTCCATAGTTTTCTCCTATTTTATATTGCCCCAGTTTTCACCGGATTCATAGTCTACCTTATTAGGCACCTCCAGTTCAACAGCGGATTCCATAATTTTTTTTATTTTTTCAGCTTCTTTATCATCTTTTACAGAAATGTCCAGCTCATCGTGAATCTGTATATGGGCCACAATGCCCTCTTTATATAGATTTAGCATCGATTTCTTAGTCATATCTGCGGCAGATCCTTGTATTAACTTGTTTAGAGCTTTGTAAGTGAAAGCTCTTTTTATTAAAGTTTGATCTTCTTCTTTTAATGTTTTTTGAATTCTTTCAATTTTTTCGTCTTCTGCTTCTGGGTATTTTTCTTTATATCGCTCGATGTACTTAGCTTCTATTTCGGCCCTTGTCCCGGTAACGGAAAGCTTTCCACGTCTAAATTCATTAATTTCGTATTTTTCAAAATTGCATCTTCTTCCTCCTAGAGTTCGGATATATCCATCTTTTTCTGCTGCCTTAGTCGTTTTATCCATTAAATTTTTTACAAAAGGAACACTGTCATGATATTTATCAAATAATTCTTCAGCTTCTTGTCTCGTACTCAAACCTAATTCTGCTTGTAACTTAGCTTTACCCATTCCATAAAATAATCCAAGATTAATTGTTTTAGCCTGGATTCGTGCGATGTTTGCCATGTCAGCGACAATTTTATGAAAATCCACAGAGCCTTTTTTAAATTTATCAACAATCTCAACTACTGATTTATCTTTAGCGAGAGAACTTTTTGCTGCATAATGTACTACAAGTCTTGGTTCTTGTTGCGAGTAGTCAAAACAGCCCCATTTATGTTCTCTTTCCGGAAGAAACAATGATCTTATCATAGGTCCGAGCTCCTTGTCTCTCGCTGGAATTTGCTGAAGATTTGGGTTGCTATACGAAAATCGACCGGTGACTGTGCCTTTACCATCTGATCTGATTGGATTAATGTCTGCATGAATTCTACCTTTATGTTCATAGCGAATAATGGTATCAATAAATGTAGTATGTGCTTTATTTATTTCACGAGCCCTTGCAATTTTTTTAACTACTGGGTGAGAATGAGTGGAGAGAAAATTTTTAGTGAATGATGGCGCNTTTATTTTTTCAGTTCTTTTGTAAGGTAAGCACAGCTTGTCAAAAACTTTGGCAACACTTCTTGCTGCCATTATTTGAACATCTATTCCTGTTTCTTTTTTTACTTGGACTAATAAGTCTTTTTCTTGTGTGGATAATTGTTGTTTCAATATATGAGCACGTTCGATATCTACGCGTACGCCTTTAAATCTCATATCTATTAGACACGGAAAAAGTTGTGTTTCTAATTCAAAAACGTCCTTAAGGTTTTCTTTTTCTATTTCTTGAGATAAAACCTTAGAAAGTTTTAAGGTTAATTCGGCATCTTTTTCTGCATAGGCTCCAACATCCATGGCTGGAAGCTTGTACATTTCAGATTTTGCGTTTATACCGGCTTTATCTGCAGCGGCTTGTAATCCAGTCTCATCTTTTATTTCACCAAGATAGTCATAAGCAACGCTGTTTAATGAGTACCAGAATCTATTTTCATTTATTAAAGATGCCATGACCATTGTGTCTATGATTCGACCGTTTATTTCTATGCCATAGGCTCTTAGCCAACATACATCATACATAGCGTTGTGAAATATTTTTGTAGCAGGTAGTGCGCAGACTTTTTTTATCCATTGCATGACTGTACGTTCATCAAAAAAATTGCCTTGGCTGTGTCCAAAAGAAAAATAACCGGACCATCCATCGACCGCTACTGCAACACCTATAATTTCTCCATTATTAACTAGAGCGCCAGATCCTTTTGATTTTAATCCTGGATCTCTAGTTTCTAAATCTATCGCAATGTAGTCATGTTTTGTTAAGTCTGGAAAAGATTCTGGAGATATCCATTCAGTTTGAGCTTCAAACATCATTTTGTATAGTCTCTTTCAATAATCATATCGATGTAATGTTTTGCTTTTAACAAGTCCTGCTTTCCTCCTTTATGGGTATGTCTACAAATATATTTAATAGCATTTCCCTCTGCGAATAGCAACTTATTATCATTTATAAATTTACTGGGTTGAATTTTCATTTTGCGGTAGTGTGTGCCACCAATTTGTTTATCATATGCGCTCATATCAATATAAAATAAAGCTTAACTCCAAAATAAAATGTCATCATTGATAATAAAAAGAACTCACTGCTAATATTCATCATATGATGGGTTCTCCTATTGTGTAGTATTTATCGGTCAAAGGTGCCATGATATATAATCGTTGTTTGGCTCGAGTTATCCCCACAAAAATTAATCTATGCTGTGCATCGGGGTTTCTTTCTGCTTCTTGAAAAGGAAGCCATTGATTTTCAGTTCCATAGTCTATGAACAATACAACATTTTCACACTCTCTTCCTTTTGATCCGTGTATAGTTGATAACTCAATTCTAGCTTCGTTCATAAGATCATCACCTTTTTTCAATAATGTTTTTATATAAATTTTTGTGTCTTCATCAATTTTGAATTGTTCCCAGCTTCCTGACACTAGCAGCCCGTGGTNTTTTTTTAAATCGTTTAAGCTGACATACTCTTTTCCCTCTAATGATTCTCCGCTNGAAAACCCATAAGCTACATGGCNGTCTTTATATCTAAGAAAGGTTTCATACAGGGTCTTAGCATCTTCCTCTTTAACGGATTCACCTTTTTGTAAAAGAATCCACGTTCTATAGGATTGTAAAACATCTTTAGTTAAAATCTTATTTCCTTTACGATCAAACCTTGTTCCAATCCTAAAAAAATGGCTTCCTATTTCATCTAATAACTTGTTAGTTTGGGCTAGAACCATCCAATTTTTTTCGGTAAAGTCTATGTTATCTAAGTGATAATGTTCAAAGAGTTCTCCATCAGCTTTTCTAGCACCCCAAGATTTATCTAAACGATTCTCTATTTGGGATAGTACTTCTAAAGCTTTGGCGTGAATTTTTCTTGGAACTCGGTGAGATTCAATTTGGCTGTCTTTTTTTGTTTTCCATCCTTCGGGCAAGTTTTCTTTTTCTAGATTTATAAATATATTAGGATCAGCCCCTTGGAAGGTATAGATAGTTTGATCATCATCTCCGGCTATGTATGATCTTTTACAATGTTTCTCTATGTAAAAGAACATTTCAAATTGCGAGGGACTTAAATCTTGAGCTTCGTCTAAAAAAACGGCTTCAATTTCGCTAATAGGACTATTTGGATTGCTCATCTTATTTCGTTTGATAAAAAGTTCTATCATATCGTGAAATTCTATCATTCCCGTATGCTGTTTAAATGTTTTTAAATCTTGATTTAGTTGATGAGTAAAGTCTATTTCTTCATGTTCTAAAGATAGTTCTAAAGCTGCTTGTTCTAAGTCTATTTTTTTAGATCTGGCGTACTGTATTATTCGCATGTGATTGTTTTCATATTTAGGGTTACCTGCAGCATCGACAGTAGTTTCAAAAGACATATTTTGATATGCTTGATGGTTTGGATAATTTTTAAATACCTGCCATTTTCTTTTGCCATTTAATAATAATTTTGATGTATTAACTTTAAGTTCTCTGGTTCCTAAAGAATGCATAGTTGAAATATATAAAAGATCGTGTTTTATTTTCACATCATTAATTCCAGCATTGCTGTAAGTAATATAAATTATTTTTTGAGGATCTGTTTTATGTTCATTAATCTCTTTTTCTAAATAATGATTAACAAGTCGAAAAGTTTTACCCGTTCCTGGAGGTCCGGGTATAATTGTTCTTATTCCCACGGCTCTTTTTGCCTTTCATTAATTCTAAGGTTTGGTTTATCAAGCTTTATTGTTTTCATGGCCATAACTCGGTTGTTTTTTCCAGCTAATTTTTTAGTTATCTCTTCCACTCCAAACAATGTTTCCATAAGTCTAATTGTTTTTCCCTTAGGATATGTTTTTTCAGCCCAAGATTTAGTCCTTAAAAGATATTTCCAGAATCTTGGAAATTTAAAATAAGCAGTTCCTTCTCCATCTGTATATGCAATTCCTCTTAAAACATCGTCCATTTCTTTTCCCGGTGTCTTGTTTATATAATCTGCTAGAATTTCTTTGAGTTGAACATCTATTTTAGACGAAGAAGGAGCGGGAACAGTTTTTAAATTAGCGAAATGTTTTCTTAGTAATTTTCTCCAAACATGTCGTGGAACTGGCATCATTGGCTGGCCTATTTGATTCATACAAGCTAGTGAAAATTTTTCTGGATCATGCAAGGTTGCATCATCAACTTCAACACTGTCTCCACCAATTGATACAAAGTAAATAGGAGGATCAGAAACGTATTTTCTAATTTCAGTTATTTCAGGAATAGGTGCATCATCTCCCACACCAAATTCTCTTGTTATACATTTTTTAGGGTCGCAAAAACTAGAAATAGGCTCGTCTTTACATTTATAGTGGTAATCTTTGTTTTTTACAGAAGCTATAGTTTTAACCATTTCTCGACTGTCACATGGTGGCTTCATGTATTGTGTATTATAAAGTTCCATTTTCCGTTCCCATTCTTGTCTTTCGGGAGAACCATTTTCTGGGTATCTTTTTTTAAGATAAACACCAACACTGTACATGCAATTATTTCTTTGACCTTCTGAAACTCCGTCAGAAAGTAGGGCTTCTAAACATGGAGGTATACCTTTAAAATTATCATTTTTTTCTTTCTCTTCTTTCAACTCTAACGCGTTTAATTCTACTTCAGTCAGTACTGTTTTTTCATAAAAAGAAAGGAATTCTGAGAGATTTAAGCCTTCGCCATTTACATTAAAAGCATATCTAACTGTTTTCTCGTTTCCGTGGTAAGGTAAATTTAAAAAACTGCCGGTATCTCCTCTGTCGGCTCGTAGATAATCTTGTTTGGGATATATTTCTGCTCTTGCATGGCCCATCATAGAGGCAATCATTTTTAACTTAGCTCTCATAATAATCGCTGGAACTGGTTCTTTAGTAAAAAGAAAACAGTGAGCTCCTCCTGATTTTGATCGAAACACAATCATAGGTATCTTTTTACTGTTTAATTTTTGAATAAATTTTTTATGCTCAAAAGGATAAGTATCAATATCAATACAGCCCCACTTACATTTATTGTCTTTATTAATTGGAATGATAGCTAAGGCAGGATCTTTTCCTCTTAAATGATCCTCCCAAAGCTGTTTAATTGGTGGTTTGTGAATAGTAAAAGAGTCTGTTTTGTTTTTACTTTTTCAGTAAACTGTGTACTTTTTTTCGTTATGCCGTAGGCACAGTCTAAGCCTTCAAATATCTCTTTAAATTTTTCTAATTCTTTCATCATAATTTTTTCACGGGCGGCGTCGCCGCTAGGTCTCAGCCGCCCTGTTCCTTGATCAAAGGAAGCTTATGATGTTTTACCGTTCAACTGATTTGCTCTATGGCAACTTTCATAAAATGATTTTGCCCTTCTATAGAGATTGACATCAGTTACTTCTGATACTTTTTGAATGTTGTACCCATACCATTCGTTTCCTTTTCCAGTATTCTTTACTGAGGATAACTTATAGATATGGCTAAAAGGTGGCGGCGTATATGGGCCATCTTTTCCATTCTTAGTGATGCTCATCATCATCGAATTCCATTTTCTGGAAATCTTTGCTTGTGTTGAAGACATCGATATCAAAGCTGTTTCAGCAGATTGGCCATCAGAAATGATGACAAAATGCTGTGCAGTTTTTTGGATATAATTACCGTTAGGTAATCTGTCTTTATTAGCATCTTTTGTTGTTTTAGACAGAATATCACTGTTACCAGGAAATATATTTTCCGGTCTTCCTGAGCCTGTACCGAAGTCGGCCCATTCTTGATATTCT